TGGAAACCCACGGTAGATAAAGCAGGTAACGGATATGCTGTTATTCGTTTTCTACCAGCAGTTGAAGGTGATGACTTACCTTGGGCTAAATACTGGGATCACTTCTTCCAAGGACCAACTGGACAATGGTATGTTGAGAAATCACTGACTACTATTGGTAAGGACGATCCTGTGTCAGAGATGAATTCTAAACTTTGGAATACAGGTATTGAAGCTGACAAAGATCTTGCACGTAAGCGTAAGCGTAGACTACACTATGTGTCAAATATCTATGTTGTCTCAGATCCTGAGAATCCTGAAAACGAAGGTAAGGTATTTCTATATACCTATGGTGCTAAAATCTTTGAGAAGATTATGGATAGCATGCAACCTAAGTTTCAAGATGAAACACCAGTTAACCCATTTGATATGTGGAAAGGTGCTAACTTTAAAATGAAGATCGCTAATGTCGCTGGTTTTAGAAACTATGACAGATCTGAATTTGCTTCTGCTGAAGCATTACATGCCGACGACAATGTGCTCGAAGGTATTTACAATAAGCAGTATGCACTAAGTGAGTTTACTGATCCATCATCATTTAAATCTTACAGTGAGCTTAATCTTAAGCTAACTCGTGTGTTAGGTGAGGAAGTTAAAATGCCAGCAGTCGAAGATGATGCTCCATTTAATGATGCACCTGCAATGTCTGATCCTGTTGCGACAGCTGCTGATCCAGTAGCCAGAGCTGATTCAGACAATGATGATACTATGAGTTATTTTGCTAAACTAGCAGCTGAAGCTTAAGAGTTAATCAGTTTGAGAAGGGGACGAAAGTCCCCTTTTTTATTATTGGTATCCCATTCTTAAGAATGAAGGTATTTCTCTGCCACCTGGATATGCTATACCGAAATTAGGCATTTCTTGATATTGGTGTATATTATATATTTGTCTATTATCATCTGAGCTTCCTACTCTGTCAATATGCATCGAAGGATGACCCGGAGATACTCCATTATTTACTGATTCTAATCTTGTCATAGCACTGTCTCTTACACCATCTCTTATACTAGACATGTAATCATTTACACCTTTTTCAGCAGCTAGCTTAGCAACTAAACCTGTTTTATCATTAGCTGTTTTATTCAATGAAGAAAAGGAAGAACCCATATCTACAGCATCTGTCCAGCCTAACCATTCTTGAACCTTTTCAGGAAATAACGATTTAACCATATCCCCTATACGATTAGGAATATCTAAAATTGTTTCCCACATTGCATCCCATTTATTTTTAGCATTTGTTACAACCCTATCCCATGAAGGCATTTCTAATCTTCCGCCAAATAAAGATGCAGTATCACCATTATCAGTATAAAACCACGCTCCTATAGCACTAATCTTATCACCAATATAATTCATAGCCATATTCCATTTAGCTGATATTTTTTCTTTAAATGAAGTATTTGGATCCCAAGTAATAACTCCGCCCATTATTTCTATATTAGATCTAATACCTGTTCCAGCTTCTGTATCACCACCAGAATAAAACCAGTTTCCAATAGTACTAGCAAGATTACCAATAAAAGCTTTTGCAGCATTCCATTTTTCTACTATCATTCCTGGAATTGATTTAAGAAAATCTGTACTTATTGTTCCTCCTAAAAACTTAGCACCAGTTACAGCACCATGAGGCCCAGCTTGTTGACCGCCAACAGCAGGTGTATAGAAAAAATCACCAATATCCTTACCTAGACCGTGTATAGATGCACCAAGGTCATCCCATTTAGCACTTAAATAAGCGCCTGCCGCTTTAAAATCTTCTTTTATTTTATCTGAACCAATTAATCCACCAATAAGACCGATAACACCACCAATAATTCCACCTGCTATAAATCCAATTGGCCCACCCACTGCACCAATTGCAGCGCCAGCCGCCATACCAACACCGGCTAATTTAAACCCAGTCTTAATTGCATTCATTAAACCACCTTGTCCATCACCACCGAAAAGATTAGCTAATGCACCAGCAACTCCATCTTGTTTATATCCTGCAATCATATCTCTAATTGAATATCCAACACCGGCAATAGCCCATGCGACAAGACCTAATCTAAACATTGCAGGGCCAAATGCTCTAAATCCTTTAAATAAAGCTAAACCACCAGCAATCCCTAAACCAGTTGTTATTGCTTTGCCAAGTCCAAATGATCCACCAGGATCAACTGTTCCCTCACCTATAGTATCGCTTCCACTAGTTGATGTATCTCCTATAGGCCTTGCCATTTTCAATGCATTATTTTTAGCTTCAATTTCTTTTTCATTTAAATTACGTATATTATTTCTATAGCGTAAAGCTTCTGATGCTTCATTTTGTAATAATATACCAGCAAGTCCACCAACTCCCCTATTAAGTTCCATTAACAAATCAATCATTGTTAATTGATGTTCTTCTTTAGATTTGGACTGTTGTAATGCTTTGTCAGTAAATGTTTTAGCTTGTCCTGCTATGAACCTACGTTGAAAGTCAGTTGCTCCGTCAATTATTGTTTGCTGTTGTACTTCTTGTGTCTCACCTTGTAAAGCAAGAGCTTCAGCTCGTTTTGCTTCTTCAGATTCTCTTAATCTATCGCGTACACTTGCTTGATTCAGCTTTCGTAACTGACCAACTACTTCTTGTAATAATGCTTCTTGTGTTTTAGCCATTTTGGTTTTTTATCCTTTCGTTTTCTTCTTTAATATGTTGCATAAGAAGAGTTATATAAATTTCCCTCTCCCATGGTAACATATTGTCTAACTCCTCTAATCTAAAACTATGGTGTTTTAACAACATAAAATTAGTCTTATAATGACTAGTTATATTTTCATGAGAAAGGGCTATTGAAAAAAATCAGTTAAACCTCTTAATTCAATAACATTTTCTTTTTTACATTCCTTACAATCAAACTTTATATCATAACTTAAATAAGGTGCCTTTCCTAATATGTTTACAATTTCTGTAAACTGATCAGAATTTAAACTTTCAACAAATGTTTGTAGCTCTTTCTTCGAAACATCTTTTGCGGCATATATTGTTTCACCACTATAAATTGTTTCAATAGAATGTGCTACCATATTAATGATAGTATCAGTTTCAGATGTTTTTTCACCTGGGTCTAATCTATCATCCATAGTATTCCATTTTAAATCAATACTTATATCATCTGTTAATTTAAAATGTTTATCCACTTCTTCTTCAAGATTTGCCACCTTAACATCATCTAAATTTATTTTTACTTCATTAGGTGCTTCACAATGTTCACACGGCGGATTAATCTTAATACCTTCACCTACAGACTTACTTCGCAGGGTTACAAATATAAATTCAACATCAAAAGTAGTTAACTTTTTAATGTCAATTGGTGATTCTATGCAAGCTTTAATAATATCCAAAACAGCTGTTTCTACAGATTCTGGATCTTGACTTTCTAAAGCAATTAATAAAATCTTTTCTTCTTTGACCAAATATGGTCTGTATGTAATACTCTCACCCGTTGAGGGCACAATCATATCATACTTTGGGGTTGCAATTTGTGGCAACATATCAATTTTACTCCATATTAAAAATTAAAATAATCTATCAAACGTACTTAATGTATCTCTTCCTATTCCTAGCATACGACCTACTACATCTTCAAATCCATCTATCAATCCAACACTCTTAAAGTTATCATATTCCCATGTAATACTTACTTCCATCAAACCTTCAGATTCATTGCTTAATTCAATTTGACCAACCTGTATCGGATAAGCATTTTCTAATCTAATTGTATATCCTGGAACTACATCATTAGATGCAGATAATTGTTGAATTAATACATCAGTGACATAATCGTTTTTATAAAAAGTTTTATAATGATCTCCTGATGTATCAACAATCATCTCTTGCCACATATCAAAATACTTTTTAGTATAATAATCATTAGTTAACAAGAATGTCATAGTTACTTCATCTGTTATAGCTGAATAAGGTTTCTTAGATAGATGATGATTAGATGTTTTTTCTGTTGTCGATATTCTTTTACCAGGCATTGTAACGTTTCTACATAATAAAAACATATCTCTTGGATCTTGTATAAAATCTGCAACATTCACACCTTGTCCAGATATTAAATTACTTAATAATGTAGCCGGATTAAAGTTTAATAAACTATTCATGCCTTTTGACGGATGATTAACATATACTGCAAATCTATTTCCTCGTGCTACACCACCTCTTCGGTTAATTGTAGACTTTATTGTGTCTATGCTTACTGGTAATGCCATTAGTATTGTTTCCTTGAATCAGCCCAAACTGTGCCAACACTAGCTTTCTTAAAGTTGGCTGTTTGTAAAAATATCGCAATATTCCATTCCGCCGCATTTACTTTCATAATATTAGAAGTTACACCTTCTGTCAAATAATGCTTAAAGCACGGTTTAAAATATTTGTAATTTCTTGTAGATTGCAATAACTTATATGTTATTTTAAATCTAGTTGTCGCATTAAACTTCTGGTTAGATGCAACATCGGTTAATTTATCTAAGAAGATTGCACGAACTTTAGGTGGTAGATAATGCAAGTTAATACCATAGAAACCATCTTTCGCTGGACCCACAACAATTGTTAATGGGAATGTATCATAGTAAGGCAAAGTTTGTTTATGCTTTGGGTTATATGTGTACATAACCATATCACCAGGTGAAGCTCCAGCTTGTTTTCTTAATCTATCATCACCTAACATTTTACTTGCTCCAATCTTACCAAGCTTCTTTACATTATTAGCAAACCAAGCATTTGCTTCTTTACTTCTTGCCTGCAATCCTTTACGGAATGCTTCTGATTCTAACTTGTCGAATAAACTAGCCACTAAATGTCTCCATTAATTGAGGTCCGAATGCTACCATAATCCAAGAAATGGCACCGATAGCTACTAAGCCAACCAGCATCCACTTCATTTTAAAATCATCTACTACCATTTTAAAGCCTATTATCTCGTTCCCAAGTATTCTTAGGGACAATTCTAACTTGCCGTCATCTTCATCTTCTTTCATCATAACTATATTTATACTCTTTTCTTAAGAGTTTTCCATATTCTTTTACCAGTCTTTGTTTTGCTGGCTTTAAAGCCTAACGTCATTGTTTTGATACCCATTGCCTCTAATTCATTCTCAGTCCATATCTGAAACTCATAACCACGTTCTTTACAAAACTTCTCTGCATACTTCCACTTCGAAGTATTCTTCATATATGTCATTGCTTCAGTTAGTTTCTTACGCTTAGGCGGCCGGGTTTGATGAGATGGTTTAATCTCAACTAGAAGAGTGCGGCCGCTAGTAGTTCGTATAGTGAGATCCATATAATATCTGTGAGGCTTATTATCGGTTG